AGAACCAGGCCAGGTCATAGGCGACTGCGATCAGGTCGGTGATGGCTCCGACGCCGCACTCATGAAAAAACTCGCAACGGCCCAGCTCAACGCGTTGAGGTCAGCCAGATCGAGCTGGTTGACCGAGGACGGCGGAATGCCGGCGCACACCGCGATGTATTTGGCCGCCACGTCCATGTCGAGGCTGACTTCTTCGCTCTTGTCGATCTTGTACGGCAGCGCCTTGATCGCTCGCACTTCCTGCACCGTCGGACGGCGCAGAACGAGTTCGGTCAGAGGCTCGCCGTGGGCTTCGATTGCTACTTGAAGCTTCACGGCGGCGCTCATTGCCAAGTCCCCTTGATGCCTTCGAATTTCAGTTCGATGGTGGCGTCGTCGCCCTTGGAGACTGGCTCCTCGACCAGATAGGCGCCGGCCAGCACGTAGACTTTGCCGTTGCTGAACTCGCAGGTGACGGTGATATCAGTGCCTTCGATCAGCTTCTTCAGCGGGAAGTCGGCGGTGTGCAGCGCGGTCACTTTGAACGACGGTGCGATGTCGGTTTCCTTGTAGAAACCGGGCACGACGGTTTCACGTTTGACGGCCATCAGCGGGGCTTCGCAGCCGCCATTGATGGTCAGTTGTGCGCCGTCGACCTTGACGTAGCAGGTGCCTGCAATCAGTTGACCCATGGTGTTTCTCCCTTCAAATAAAAGCCCACGCGAGGTGGGCTGAATGCTTAGCGCCGACGGCGCCGATCAGGCCGCGTCGTCGTACTGCAGACGGAACTGGTTGAGCAGTGCGAACACGCGCAGACCGTTGATGTAATCCGGCGGGAACAGCACGTTCACGCGGCTCGGGTCCTGCACGTCGCGCTCGACGATCAGGTGTTCGGCGAACAGCTCGGCGTTCTCCACATGGCCTTCGAGTTCGAGCTTGGCGTACTGCGCGATCAGCTCACCGCGAATGGTCGCTGGCGTGACGATCGGTTGGCCGGCGCCGAAACGGGTGCCGTCGGAGGCCAGTTTGTGGCGGCCGTATTTGCTGGTGATCACGCTTTGCAGACGACGCACGATGAACGCCGACTGGTGCATGGTTTCGCTGTCCAGATAGGAGTTGTCGGCCTGACCGTAGGCGTTCTTCTGGTAGGTGGTGATCGAGCGCTGGATGCGCACGTAACCGCCTTCGTAGTAGGCGGTGGCGATGCCGTAGTTGAGCAGCGACTGACGCTCGGTCAGGGTGAAGCGCTCGCTGGCCGGCGCCGGGTCAACGCCCGGCAGACTGCCGCTTTGCGTCGGACGACTGGCGTCGGCGGAGATGAACACCGCCGTGCGCGCAGCCAGTGCCGCGGCCTGTACCCAAAATGGTTGCGGTACGCCCGGCTCCAGCGCCTGAATGGTCATGTGCTGATCGTTGCGCGCCTGGCCTGCGGCGACCAGCGTACCGACGGTGCCGCGCTTGGCGCTGTAGACGTGACCGAACAGTTGCTTGGCCCACGACCAGCGACCGGTGCTGTCATCCATGACCGCTTGCCAGGTATTGAGGGTCGCCAGATCGGACCACGGCAACGCGATGAATTCGAATGGCTCATCGCCTAGAGCCGCGACGGCGGCGATCTGATCCGGCACACCGGCGCCACCGGTCATGGCGGTGATCGCTGTGGTCAGGCCAGCCGGGGTTTCTTCGCCGTTGCTCTTGCCCAGGCGATTGAATTGCAGGCTGATGTCGTTACCGCTGTCGCCGGTCCATTTGGCGGTCAGGGTAACCACGCCTTCGGCAGCGGCAGCGCTGACTGGCAGGTCGGCAGTGGCGTTGATTTTCTGCGCCAGTGCGGTGGCCGCTTGCGCGGCGGTGGCGCCATTGACCACGGTGGCCTGCACACGCACGCCGCCGACGTATAGATTGAGCATGCCCGCCTGAGTTGCGGTGCCGGTCAGGGTCAACACACCTTTGGCGATAGCGCCTTCGGTGTTGTGCAGGGGCAGGCACCAGATCTCGCCGATCGGGTCGGCCTTGCGGAAGGTTTCGTACATCGAGGCGAGCATCGAGCCCTGTCCGCCGATGCTTTTCGCCAGCGCCACGCTGGAAACCAGCACCAGCTTGCCGACTTCACTCGGGGCAATATTGTCGTTGACCTGGGCGACGATCAAACGGCGCATGGCCGAGGTCGCGCTGTTGGCGGCCGAGTTGTCCATTTCGGCATAGAACAGCGGCACACGAATGTCCGCCGGGATGTTGCTGAATCCGATCGCCATTATTTGGCTCCCTGTGGTTTAGCCGCTTTTGCGGTTTTGAGTGTGATATCGCCGTCGGCCAAACGCCGGCGCCACCAGGCGCTGTCCAGCACGTCACGGCCTGCAGCCGGCAACAGGTCGCCGGCCTCCGGGTCAGGTACGACACGGCCAGCGGCCGGCACTACGGTGATGCGGTTGCTCATGGGTTTACGTCTCCAGAGAAAGTCATTTCCACCCGGCCATCCGGGCCCGGGCGTTGCAGGTTGGGGTCAGCCGGATCGATCGCATCGACCCGCACCGTCATCCCGGTAAAGGACGACAAAGCGTCCAGTTCGCGCTCGTGCCAACTCTCCGCAGGCTGACTTGGCAGATTGCGGCCGAGCTGGAACTCGGCATAAAAGCGCAGCCGATAGAACACGCGGCTGCTGTTGATCGAGACCAGCTCGCCGCCGTCGTAGACGATGGCGCTGTAGGTGGCATCAGGTTTGAAACCGACCAGCGCGCGCCACAGTTCGGCGCGCAGGTCGTGCAACCCATCCAGCGCTTTTGTCGCATCGGTCGCGTCAAGGGCCAGGACGATTTCAAAGCGGTCGCGGATTGGTTGGGTGGTGAGGTTTTGTGTGTTGCTGTTGCTGGCCAGATCGGCGATTGGCAGCACGTGGCCCGAAGGTGTTGGCAGATCCGGGTTGCCTTGCAGCAACGCCAGATCGACACCCACCGAAATGTGATTGGCAAGCCCAGGGCATTGCCCACGCAGTTGCGTGAGGATCGGGGTGATCTTCATGGGGGGGGTCCAGAGGTGGAGGGAATTGATGAAAACACCGCTCCCACTTTGGGTTTTGTGCGGGGTTCAGGCGCTTGGGCGCGGCGCGTCAAGTTGGTCAGGCAGCGATCGCTGTTTTCAAAAAATAAATACCGCTTGGCAGTGGGCAACTCAATATCAAAAAAAACAGCCCCGAAGTTACTCGGGGCTGACATCAGAAATACTTAAAACGACCAGATTGGACGCTCGATAAACGGCGTCCATGGCCCGTTATCCCACTGGTAAACCCGCTTCGGCAGAATGGTGGGGGTAAAACCGAATCGGGCCCACACCGGTTTCTCGCTGACAATCGAAAAACTGCCGTTAGCCTGTACCTTGGCCATGGCACCCGGTTTGCCAGCAGTGCCGGTAAACCACAGTGGCGTATTGTTCGCGTCATAAATAACGAAGTTGCCGTCCTCCTGCATAACTGCACGGGTGGCACCTTTGTTCTGAGTCCAGCTCGCCCACAGGACACTAAGCGGGCCATTCGAAACCACCAAGTTGCCGTCGGACTGGAAGACTAGAGTCGTTCCCCCCACGACATACCGTCGGTCAACTTCGAGCGTGGTACCGGCGGGAATATAGACAGATTCCACCACCGGGCTGATCGGGATGGCAGAATTACTCGCCCACACGGGAACGGAGTCAACTACGACCAAGTTGCCGTCATTCTGCAACTGCAGATAGGTGCGAACATAAGCGCCCCAAATGTCATTGTTCAGTGGCGTACTGTTGGCAGTGCCCCACATCCGTCCGTGAGTCGGATCGTTGAGAAATGCGTAATACATCAAATAAAAATAAATCTTTGATTTATCAATCTGCTTACCCCCAGAGGTATACGGCTGACCGGCCGTAGCTACCCACACAGGAGTGACACCATCGTAGATCACCAGATTGCCATCGGCCTGGACATCTAATTTGAAGCGCTTGTCCGGCGATTGAAGATATTGGCCGGCGGACATCTCATGCAGCGGCAGCAAGACCGAAGTGCCATTTTCGGTAAACGGATAACGAGGTAGCGATGCCATAGAACTTCACCTATTGCTTGATAAGTTATTGTTTGCAGTCTGAAGCTGTCAGTTCGCTCACAGGCGGGGTGCCAGGACGCTCAGCCTTGGCATAGTTCAATGTCCTGCATCGAGGACATTTGATTTGCACTTGGAATACTGTGTTTACTCGGGCGAGCAAACGGTTGCACTGGCCGCAGCGAAATTCGCTCAACATGAAATGACCTCCCTTTCAGATGTGTCGTAACTTGCGTATTACTCCTTGTTGGTATTGCCTGACGGCACTTCACAGACGCCGATGCGCTTGGCCGCCCAGCGTTCGTAAAGGCCGATGGCGACGTCGGCGCCGGCCATGGCGGTCAGGCAGCCAAACGCACCAGCGGCCCAGATCGACATGCCGGCGGCATACAGCAGCATGATTGCCGACACGCCGCAGATCATGCAGGCGCCGGAACGCAGGGCCAGACGCCGCACCAGCGACCAGCCGCGGGCGCCCTCCTTGTCGGCGCGCCACATTTCGCCGGACACCCCGCCGACGACAGCGAGGAGGATGACCAGCCAGATCGGCATGTCCGCCAATGCTTGTTGCTCGTTTGTCATGTCACGCCTCCGTGGGTGATTGATGAGTGATGGGTTGGTTTCAAACGGTTTCTCTTGAGGCAGGCATTCCAAAAAGCCCGGCGCTTGCACGCCGGGCTTTTCAGTAATGCGCTCCTTCGCCTTCCTTCCAATCCTGTGTTCGAGAAGGAAGCTGACTTTTCGGCGCTACTGGCGCGGTACGAGTCCATTCAGATTGTTTTTCCGACCGCGGTCCCTGCCCGCCGGATAACTGCTTCTGGTGCTTTACGCTGCACACCCGGGTCAGTTGCCAACCCTCTGAACCGTTGAGGCCGGTTCATCGCTGCCTGTTCTTGTGGAACTAAAGAGCTTGTCTTGCCAGCCGCTTTGTCGAGCGGCTTGGTGGCAAGAATATGCATGGATGCATATACAGTCAATGCGTAAATGCATTTATTTATGCATTGAATTTGCGAATATGCATGAAACCCAAGCGGGTCAAGGGGTGGGGAGATTTCTGCAGGCGAAAAAAAACCTGCCGAGGGGCAGGTTTCAGTTGGATCGAAAGGGGCTAGCGGGCGTACATGCCCCACCAGAAGACGTGACCGAGGATGACGATCTGCTCTTCCTGGATTTCCTGGAAGCTGTAGTCCTCGTCCGGATGCTCGTCGCGATTGAAGCTGCGCAGACGGATACCGGTGGGCAGCCGATAGAGCTGTTTCACGCGCAATTGGCCGTTGTGATTGATCGCATAGAGATCGCCATCGATGATGTCGCCGATGCCGCACTTGCCGGCGTTGACGCCGACAGTCGCGCCATCCCGCAGGACCGGCAACATGCTGTTGCCGCGCACCGTCACGCATTTGGCCTGGTCGAACTGCACGCCGTTGTGGCGCAGGCTGCGCTTGCCGAAGCGCAGGCTAGAGCGCTCGCTCTCTTCGATGACGAATCTTCCTGATCCAGCAGCCAATTCAACCTCACGTAGAAAGGGCACCGACACCTCGTCGTCATCGACGGGCGTGTCGTCGTCCCACAGGCTTATGTCCTTGAGTTCCGCATGCACGTCAGCGCGAGTGCCGCCGGTCGTTGGCGCGACGTCCGCGCGCCCGCGCAACTGATCGGTGCTGACGTTGAAATACTCGGCGATCTTCGAGATGTGTTTATCCGAAGGATCGACAATCTTCCCGCTGAGAATCCGCGAGAGCGTTGATTGAGGCACGCCGGTGCGAC